ATAATGGCAAGTGTTAAAGAAATAAATAATAATGAAGATATTAAAGTAGGAATTAGATTTCCATTAGGAAGAAGTCCACAAGGATTTTTTAATTCTACTGATACCGTATTGGAACAAGCAAAGTCTAACATTAGAAATTTATTATTAACAAGTCCAGGTGAAAGAGTTATGCAACCTGAATTTGGTTCATCACTTAAACAACAAGTGTTTGAAAATATAAGTAATATATCGGTTGACGGAATTGAAACATCAATACGAGATGCTATCGGAAGACAATTACCTTATGTTATCATTAATGAGATTGCAATAGATGCGAAACCAGATGACAATATGATTAACATATCAATTGAATTTTCAGTAACACTAAATCCAGATGTGTTTGATACACTAACATTTAATTTTAATATTGGAGATAACTAATGCCAACACCAAATCCAAGAGATATAGATTACGGAACAAATAAGAAAGTAGTTAAAAAAGAAATTAACTATCTTGGTAGAGACTTTCGTGATATAAGAGAAAACCTAATAGAGTTTGCGAAATCTTATTTCCCAAATACTTACAACGACTTTAATGAAGCATCACCAGGTATGATGTTTGTTGAAATGGCAGCGTATGTTGGAGATGTTCTAAATTATTATGTTGATAATCAATTTAGAGAAACACTTTTAAACCAAGCGGAAGAAAGAAAAAACATTTATGAGATTGCACAATCTTATGGATATAAACCTAAGTTGGCAGCACCTTCTACCGTAGAATTGACTTTTGCGATTGATGTTCCAGCAAGTGGTAGTGGAACCGGTGCAAGTTATACAGCTTCAGCTGATATGAATTACGCTTCCATTATTCAAGCAGGTTCAACGGTAAAATCATCAAATGGAACTGAGTTTACTTTGTTAGATGATGTAAACTTTAAAACATCAAGTTCATTAGATGAGTTAGAATCTATACCACTAACACCAACATCAGGAAATGTTCCAACTTCATACAGATTATTTAAAAAAGGTTTAGCAAAATCAGGAACAACCATAACAGAAACATTTACATTTGGTTCAGCGGTTAAGTTTGACAAGATAACATTAGATAAAGAAAAAGTTACAGAAATAGTTTCCATTACTGATTCAGACGGAAACACTTGGTACGAAGTTCCTTTCTTGGCACAAGATACAGTTTTTGAAACACAAGAAAACACAACTTTAAATGACCCAAGTTTATCACAATATCAAAATGAATCACCTTACTTATTAAAACTTATCAAGACATCAAGAAGATTTAACACAAGAGTAAATGATAAAAACAAAACTGAAATAAGATTTGGTTCTGGTGTTAGTGATAATGCAGACGAAGAAATAATTCCAAATCCAGATAATGTGGGTTCAGCATTAGGTGGTGGTGTTTCAAGATTAGATGAAAGTTTTGACCCAAGTAATTTTATGAAAACTCAAACATTTGGATTAGCACCTGCCAATACAACTTTAACAATTACTTATCGTTATGGTGGTTCAGTAGAACATAATGTTCCAGTAAATACCATTACTTCATTTAGTAAATTATTATTCAATAATTCAACAGCCGGTATAGATGCTTCTTTACAACAAAGTGTAAAAGATAGTGTATTGGTTACTAATTTAGAAAGAGCAACGGGTGGAGCAAGTCAAGAAACTTTATCTGATATTAAATTAAATGCAGCAGCTTACTTTAATGCACAAAATCGTGCCGTAACAAAAGAAGACTATATAACTCGTGTTTATTCTTTACCACAAAAATATGGTAATGTTGCAAAAGCTTATGTTGTTCAAGATGAACAATTAGAACAAAACGGACAATTAGAAGTTATTAACGGAGAAGTAAAACGAATTGGTAATATAGATACAATTCCTAATCCATTAGCATTAAATATGTATATGTTGGGTTATACTTCTGATAGAAAACTTACTCAACTAAATGAAGCAGTAAAACAAAATGTTAAAACATACCTTTCTCAATATAGAATTTTAACAGATGCTATCAACATTAAAGATGCTTATATTATTAATGTTGGAGTAAGATTTAGTATTATTGTTCGTAGAGGATTTAACAAAAACGAAGTATTGTTTAGAGCAATACAAGCGGTTAAAAAACATTTTGAAATTAAAAAGTGGCAAATCAATCAACCAATAGTGTTGAACGATATTGCTTATGTTATCTCTTTGGTTGATGGAGTAATCTCAGTCGTTCCACCACAAGACAACAATCCAAATAAAAATATTGTTGTGATTGAAAATAAACATAAAGTATCAGAAAGTTATAGTGGAAATATATACGATATGGATGCGGCTATAAGAGACGGAATTGTTTATCCTTCATTGGACCCGAGTATATTTGAATTAAAATTCCCTAATATAGATATTGAGGGAAGAGTAGTGGGAGATAGATAATGCATTATTTTGAATTTGGAAAAAGAGACGCAACAATTTATTCAGGTGGAACAACATCATCAGTTAATACAGGATTAGATGAAATATTAGAAATAGTAAAAGATGTTAACTCTAATGGAACGGTTGGTAATGTATCCAGAATATTAATTGACTTTGACTATACTGATATATCTCAATCTATTGTAGACGGAATAATTCCTTCCACCGCAAACTTTTATTTAAATCTATATGACGCAACATCAGAAGAAGTTGAAGCAGAACAATATGTTTATGCTTATATGGTTAGTGGAAGTGCTTGGAAACAAGGAACAGGAAAACTTGACCACGACCCCGTAACAGATGACGGAGCAAGTTGGAGATATCGTGATGAAGAAAACTCAACACCTTGGGTAACGGGTTCAGTATTGACTGACGGAGGTTCTTGGTTTACTTCAAGTATTGACGGACAATATGAAGTTAGTTCATCTTACCAATTAACATTTGACAAAAAAGATTTAAGAATTGATGTATCAGATATGGTAAAGAATCACATCTATTCATCATCAGCTTACCCGAACAGAGGATTTATTCTAAAAAGAGAATCTATCTCACCAACAGATTATACATTTGGATATACTTCCGGAAGTGATACAACAAAAGACGAAAGTAGTTCAGATAGATTAGGAAACCTAAAATATTTCTCAAGAGAAACTCACACAATCTATCCACCTAAATTAGAAGTAGTTTGGGATGATAGTTCTTGGTCAACAGGAAGTTTAGATGCTTTGAGTGGAGATGATTTAAGTAGATTAAAAGTTTATTTTAAAAATTTAAGAACAGAATATAAAGAAGGTTCAAAAGTAAAATTTCAAGTAGTGGGTAGGGAGTTATATCCTACTACTGCTTTTTCATCATCTGCCGCAGAACTTACGGTAAAATATTTACCAAGTGCGTCTGCATACTACCAAGTAAAAGATGCCGATACCGAAGAAGTAGTTATTCCGTATGGAACAGGTTCTAAAATTAGTTGTGATTCAACAGGTAATTATTTTAGATTATGGATGAACGGACTACAAGCAGAAAGAAATTATCGTTTTTGTATCAAGGTAGTTAGTGGTAGTGGTAGTGATGAGGAAATAAATTACTATGACGACAATTATGAATTTAGAGTAGTGAGATAAAATGCCTTATTTACCAAGTGACGCAAGAAACAAGTCAGAATATTATCAGAAGATATTAGATTCCGACATTATAGAACAACAGGAAATTATTGCTGACCTAAAAGGAAAGCAACAAGTTTCAGGTTCTATTGATGCTAATGTTCAACTTAGAAATCAAGACGGACAACTAATGTTAGTTGAATCACCTTTTCAAAAAGGAAAGTCAATAGAAGAAGACTTCCAACAAGTCAGAATAGAAAACCGACAGGAATTTTTTAACAATAGAAATCTCAGTAAAATAGATAAAGAGTTTTCACATTTCAGACCACCAGTAGAACTTGATATTGATGATGAAGATTTAGAAAAAGAAGAAATAAGAGAGGAAATAAAAATAGAGGTAAAGAAAGAAAAGATTGACATACCACTAAAAAGAATGTTTGCTCGTTTCGTCAATAGAGTATTGTTGGTAAACTACGATACAAAAAGCATAAATACAGATTTACTACATTCTAAAATAGCATTTATTTTTAAAAGAGAATTAAAACCAAGAGCAAAATTGTCGTTTAATTTTAACAAACTTGCAAAGTTTGGTATAAGAGGACTACCAATACCAAAAGCAAAACCAAAAAATCAATTAGGAGATATGGTAGGTTCTATGTTGGGATTAATGAGATTATCCAACTATTTAAAAAATTCAGATTACAAAGCACTATATGAACAATATGTTTTACCTAATAGAAAGTTAAGAGAAGCGTGGGCAGTAGCAAACGAAAATGCACCGAGAGCCGAATTTGATATGTATAATGTTAGTGGTTTAGAGGGTGAGGAAGAGTTCAAGTAATGGCAAGAGAATACGGGTTTACCGATAAAGAAAAACAATTATACTTTGCGCCAGAAAAGGTGTATAGTAGTTTCGGTCGTGATGACGATGACGACTTCATAGCATTATTTGTGTATAGTGAAACAGGAACTTTATTAGAAACTATATTCTTAGAAGCAGAAGAAGTTGGTTTAGATTCTGGTGAAAACTTTATCGATTTAAATATAGGACAACATCTAAGAGACGCTGGATTTACTGAGGGAACTTATAATGTTACTTACAAATTTTTAAGACGATTAGCAGGTGTTGAACAAAAAGTTTTTGTAGACGGACAAGGGAATATTTACGAAGGTAAAGTTAAAACAAGAACTATTAATGGTGAAGAAAGATACTTTGCTACCAACAACTCGGATAGTCAAGACCAAGCAGTAGAAATGGAATTGTTCAAAAGAGATTTAACTTATATTATTGATGATATATCACCAGACAGAACAGAAGCAATAGTTGAGGTTGATGAGTTAATCAAAAACCAAGAATACAAAGAGGACTTTCAATCTATGTCAGAAATGATTGAGTATAAACCATTAAGACTAAATGGTGCTGGTCCGATTAAATTTGACCAAACCGACCCAACAATTTTAGAGTTTGATATTAATGATTTAGATAGAGGGTTTACACAAAATATGGTAGGTGGACAAATAGTTATTCCAAGTATGTATCAGATTGAAAATGAAATCATTACTAATGAAGATGAAATCGTTAGAGAAATTGTAGAGATTGATTTCTTTGAACCAGAAGAAGTCCAAGACCCAACTCCAGAACCAGACCCAGAAGAAGAAATAGAACGTGATTATGGTGTTGTAGGTGGAGGAGATAGAAGCTAATGGCAAGGTCAGAAAGAGCAAAACAACTACAACAATTCTTAGAGTCAACAGGTAGAAAATTACCTGCTCAGAGAACTGGTGCCAATAGAAATGCATACATTGATTTTGATGTAACGGGTAAAGCTAACTTGGGTGAAGAAGGTGGACCACTATCACCAGGAAATGGATTACCACTTGGTGGTTTAATTCAAGGTGGTGAAGGTTATGGTTTGTATGGTGGACTACATAGTGAACAAATTAAATTAGGTATTAAAAGAAATACAAAAGATGCCGTAGACCCAATCAGAAAAAAAAGAAAAACTCGTAAAATAGTAAAAGAAAGAATTGTTCCAAGACGAGTAGTCCGAAGAGAAATTAAAGATAGAGATTATGTTGCAACAATTACTGAGGTATTAGATGCTAATCGTGTAAGAGTAAACTTAACTTACAATGACGGAGTAAATAAAGTCAAACATAAAGGTGCTGACCAAAGTGCAGAGAAGTTTACTTATTGGAGAGTAAATTACGATAAAAGTAATGTCGACAGATTTAAAACCTATATGGTAAATGGTAATCAATTTTATCTATTGGTAAATGATAAATTAGGTGCCGACATCACATCAAGAAAAGTAAAATTAAAACAACCATTAGCAAATAACTTAGATAAATTAGATAGAGTTTATTTTGTAGAAAAAAGATTACCAGACTATAATGACACGGTAAAGTTAGTTCCATTTGTAGATAGACCAGACGACGGAATATTTTTAAGAATACCAAATCTAAATTCTAACGACAACCCAATTAATTTTGAGGGAACTAATTTTCAAACACACAACGATTTATTAGGTAGTGATACTTCACTAAACTTTGATTTAGAAGAAAAGTTAATATCAGGTAGTTTATTAAAAATTCAACCTAATGTTGAATACCAAAAAACATCAGTCGATATATCTGAGTTTGATGATGATACTGGTTTTGGAAACTTTATTCACTTTTCAAATGCAGAATCAAGACTTCGTAATTTTAAAAAGAAATTAGATGTAATTGAAAATCATAACGAAACAAGTTCATCATTATTAACAATCAGTAGTTCAGCAGACAGAATTGAAGATATAGAAAAAAGAAGACAAAGAGTAATTAATTCTTTTGACCCATTTGAACATTATATGTATTTTGAAAGTTCATCTTATGTTAGTTCTTCTAATGGACAATTCCACGATACGAGTTGGCCTAAAACTAATTCGTCAAAACCATATACATTAGCTGCGGTTGGTAGTTCACAAGCAAACACTTGGTACAACAATATGATAGCAAGTGCTTCTCGTTATGACCAAGGTAATGTAAATAATTTAAGAAACTCTTTACCAGAACACGTTTATTCCGACACAACTAATAATGTGTTCTTAGAATTTATGGATATGGTTGGACAACAATTTGATGAGATATGGCAATATGTAAAATCATTAACAGATGTCAATAAACGAGTAGAAAAATTATCAGAAGGTATATCGAAAGATGTAGCAAGAGCATTTGCACAAACTCTTGGATTAAAATTATATAGTGGTAATGATTTGATAAACTTGCCAGAATATTTATTAGGTAAAAATCCTGACGGAACAACAAAATACGAAACCGCATCAGAACAACTAACAGAAGAAATATGGAAAAGAATTTTAGCAAACTTACCTTTCTTTATCAAAGCAAAAGGAACGGAACGAGCAGTAAAAGGATTATTAAGTTGTTACGGAATACCAAGTTCTATGTTGAGAGTTCGTGAGTATGGTGGACCAGATAAAGGAACACGAGTAAGTTATGAAATAAAAAGAAAGTTTACAAGAGCATTAGATTTTAAAGCATCTCAATACATTAAACTACCTTGGGCAAATATATCATCTCACAAACCAGAAACCATAGAATTTAGATTTAGAACACCATACAATGCAAACCAAACTTTAATACACAAAGACGGAGATTGGGCTATTGAACTTATAAATAGTGCTTCATCTGAATATGGAAATGTAAGATTATCAGTTAGTGCTTCTACCGGAGTAGAAACTCTTGATTCACCTAAACAAAGATTTTTTGATAATGATATGTGGTCAGTTATGTTGACAAGAAAATCATCAAGTGGAGCAGACTTAACAGCAGATACTGCAACTCAAGATATTACTTATGAACTATTTACAAGTCAATACGATGCCACAAGACAAAAAATAAATTATAAAGTTAGTTCAAGTATTGATATTGACGGAGATGTATCAAGTTCATACAATACTAAATTCACTACAACAGGAGATTTAGTATTAGGTAGAAGTGGTAGTAATGAGTGGAACGAAGGTTCATTTAGTGGTTCTTTAATGGAGTTTAGATTATGGAGTGAACCTTTAAGTGCAAGTGTATTTGACAATCACACAAGAACACCAAAGTCATACAACGGAAATACAAGTGCTTCTTCTTATGACAATTTATTATTAAGATTACCATTAGATGATAATAAAGATTATAGTGTTGCTGCAAATATGACGGCATCTGCAATTCAACACTTAAAAACATATCCAAGTTCTTCTGGTGTGAGTGGTAGTGATTTTGTAAACGGATTTACAGGAAACTTTTTCAGAACATTATCCGACCAAGAAAAATTAAGAGTACCAAATGTCGGACCTAATCGTAGAAATGCAACCAAGATTAGAATTGAAGATAATACATTAGCAGCAGGAACTTCTTTATCACCAGATGTTCGTAATGAGGTGTCATCACAAGATTTTGCACCAATCGATAGTAATCGTTTAGGTGTTTACTTTTCACCAGTTGATGTAGTCAATGAAGATATTGTTTATAGTATTGCAGACTTATCATTTGATAATTTAGTCGGAGACCCAAGAGATGAATTTGAATATTCATATAGAGGACTATCACAACTACAAAGAGAATATTTTAAACGATACAGTAAGTCAAATAACTTTTGGGATTATTTAAGACTACTAACTTATTACGACAAGAGTATCTTTACACAAGTAGAACAATTATTACCTGCTCGTGCAGACTCAACAATCGGTGTATTGATTGAACCAAATATTTTAGAAAGACATAAAGAAGTTCTTGGTAAAAAACCAAGTTTTACAAATCGTTATTATGCAAATGCAGAAGACTATGATGATGGAATTATGGTAACAAGAACTAATGTTGAAAATGCAGAAAGCAGGTTTGCTATAACGAGTAGTTATGATACTTATTATTCTACAATAAACTTAGCATACGATAGTGGTTCAGATGTTGGTTTCTTAGGTAAACCATCAGTATTTAAAAATGTTATCAATAGTATAGATAATAGATTTGGATTTGGTAGTACATACGCTACTGCAAGTACAGCACACGGAACAGATAACTTTGATGCAATTACTGCATTTATAGAAAACGCAAGATTCGCAGAACACAACCAAGAGTTTGTATATGGGCATGTATATCCTTCACAAGCAAGAAATAATTTTACCACATCTTCTACTGGAAGAATAATTTCAGATACAAGTCAGATGTTAATGCCTTCACAATCAAGATTTCAAAGCGTTGCACACGATGGTGCACTTTTTAGATTATTCTATAAAGGAACTCTACACACCAGAGCAAACGCACCAGACAATAAAGAGCCAGTTGAGATTACACAAGTTGCACCAAATGTAGTGATAACACAAGATTCTCAAGCAAGTAAATTAAAAGTAAAATAATGGAAAATTTAACTTTCTTATATTTATTAATGAAAAAGAATAGTTATATCATTTCCACAGGAGCAAAATAAAATGGGATTTTTAGACAACACAAGTATAACAGTAGATGCTATCTTAACAAAAAAAGGTCGTGAACTTTTGGCAAGAGGGCAGAACGAATTTAGAATCACAAAGTTTGCATTAGCAGACGATGAGGTTGATTACAATTTATATAATCCAGACCACGATAATGGTTCAAACTATTATGGTTCAGTAATCACAAATATGCCAGTATTAGAGGCGTTCGTAGATGAGAACCAAATAATGAGATACAAATTGGTAACTCTTCCAAAGGAAACAGCAAAACTTCCTATCTTGGAATTACCAAACGCATCATTATCATTTAATGGTCCTGGTATCACACAAACACTTACACCAAATACAAGAAATGGTGTTGATAGTGCATACACATTTGTTTTACAAGATGCGTCAATCGCTAACATCACACCAGTTGTAGCAAGAAGTGGTGGAGGTCAAGGTGGACCTGGAGACATTGATGACTCAACGGATTTCATACTTCGTAGAGAACGAGGATTACTTCCTGATGGAACAATTGACCCAGACTTCTTGTCACCAAGAGCGACAACTCCAGTATTCTTAAATGAAGTGGAAAGAAAAAGAAGTATAACGATAACCGCTAAATCAGTAAACATTATTGCAAGGTCTATCTTGACTGAAACAACAACTAATGTAACGATTGTTGGATTGGATACAGGAGCATCCTTTACAATGCCAATTACTGTAAAAGCAGACCCAAGTAAAGCGTAAGGAGTTAAGTAATGTCATATCAAAGATTTAATAGAGCAGACGATATTATAGAAAATCAAAGAACCATAGTCACGAGTGGTATGTGGACTGGTGGTTCTACAAGATTAACTTCGAATTTCTGCACAAGTTCCGCACAAGGAGCTTCATCAGCATCATATATAGATGTGTATCAAACCGCATCTACATCAGCTGATTCTGAAGTTCAATTCGCAATCGGATACGCTAATGTAAATGGTTCTGGTTCTATCGGTAATACATCAGACACTAATGATGGAAATCGTGAAACAAAAGCAATGTATAGTCAGTTTTTAAATTTACTAACTGCACCTAATACAAGTAATATTACTTTTGCAGGAACCGGTGGTTCAACAACAGACTTTTATTTTATATCAGTTCAAAGAGCTCGTATGAGAGAAAAGATGAACGCAGGTAATTGGGAATTAAGAGTTTCTGGTTCAGGTACAAATGGTAAGGTTATTAAACTTATTGATGATAGTTCAACTTCATCTGGTAGTATTAGTGAAGGTGGTAGAGTTTATAATGTTGTTACAGGTTCACTCGCAGGAGAAGGCCCAAGTGGTGCTAATGTATCTAAATCAGCAGCTAATGAAAGCGTTAGTGGTGGAGCAGGATTATTTTATCCTGACTTAGGATTGATTTTATTAAATCCGAATTATGTATCTGAAAGTGCAGGGGCATCATTAATTCCGGCAAGAAGTACAAATACTTTTGACAATACACCACAACAGATATTTACTGCTATTAGTGGTGCAGAATATTTCCAAGCAAGAAGAGAAGAAGAAATTAGTTCAACAAGTTATTTTTGTCGTGTAAACAACAAAAGATTTAACTTCTCAACTAACCCAACTTTCTTTACTTCATCAGACGGAAGTTTAACACAAACATCTTTCTTTAAAGACCCACAAACTTTTATTACACAAGTTGGTCTTTATAATGAAGCTAATGAATTGCTGGCGATTGCTAAACTATCTCAACCATTATTAAATTCATACGCAAGGGAAGCTATTATTAAAGTGAAACTTGATTTTTAGGACAATCTAATGTTCAAGAATCTTGACCCAAAAGATATATCTAAAAAACCTTTCAAGAGTTTTAAGAATTTTACATTCGACCAAAACGATAGTGGGAGTGGAGTGTTTATAATTAAAGCTCGTTCAGGTTCTATTGCAAATTACGATAGTGGTTCTGACCACGCAACATCAGTAACGACATCAGGTTCGGTATCAACTGATTATTATGCTTTACCAACTTGGCACACAATCAACAAAATGTTTTATAAGGATGCTGATAAACCTTATTTAACTTTCGGTGGTAATGACCCAAACAAAGAAAATAGAGAACTAAATACAAGTGCAAGTATTCTAAATGTATCAAGAGATGTAATTGGTGAACAAATCAAAACAGGTTCAATAGATTTAGATGTTACGATTGGTGGAGTAACCTACACCCTTTATGATGACGGAGATGGAAACCTTTATGACAATGCTCACTCAGCAAGTTTCGCAGCATTCAAATCAAGTTCATTTGATAGAAATCAGGGAGTTCTTGCAAACGGAAGTGGTTCAGAAGTCGGTAATGTATTTTATTCACAAGGTATAATCGTACTAACGGATACGGGTTCTTATGCAGGAGATATTACTGCTTTTGAATTAAAGTATCAATCAACTCAAACAAGTTATGAATATGAATATCGTTTAACAGCAAAACCATATGAGTTCAACACCACAACCAATATTAGTGTAACACCAGATAGAAGTGGTAGTATTACGGTAAAAAATGGTTCAGTTAGTATGTCAAACTTTTTCCCACCTTCAGTTGGACCAAGTGGACACGGAACAGGTAGTTATGCTACGGAATATAATGCAGCTACCGAGTCATTAGCATTCGTAACTGGTTCAGATTTCCACCCTTTTGTAACTCAAATTGGACTTTACACCGAGGACGGAGATTTAGCAGTCATCGGTAAACTCGCAAAACCAATACAATTATCAAACGAAATCGCAACTACATTTGTAGTTAGGTTTGATGTATAATATTCTTTAATCTTATATTTATTATTGACTAAAACTCAACGGAGAAAACAATGTTTCATTTTATGAAAAAAATGGTTATGTCAATTGTTATGCTTGGTCTTGTCTTTGGACAATCACCAATTATAAGAGTTAAACAAATAGGTAGTTGGGATTCACCACAAACTTGGTGGAAAGACTCAGTTACGCAAAATTTAGATACTTTTTTAGCACAAGATACATCTAAACCTGCCGAAGACAATAATAACTTCGACATTTGGAGAGATAAAGTCTTGGAAATGGAAGTTACCTTAGATGATGTAGGAGAAGATATTACTACACTTAGGTTTGATATTGCCTTTGATAATGACTTAATCACTTGGGTAGAATCAGGTGAAACATCAATCAACGCTTGGAGTCAAGGAGATTCCAAAGTTGTTAAAGGTAGTCATATATCAGGTTGGACTGAAGGTGATGAATCATCAGGTGCCGACTATTCTTTCGAAGTGGTTCATTATTCTAATGTTGGTTATCAAGATTCATTAGCAGTCGGTACTTCTCAAACATTAGTAGAAGAATCAATATCCGATACAAGATACGATTGGTTAAGAGTAACGATGGTTTCTCACGGAGTTGACTCAGATTCAGACGGAACACCAGACTACACTTTTGGAAACGGAAGTGGAAACCAAACACAAATATTAAAATTCTATTTTAAAATAAATGATGTGGTTGACGACTTCGCACCAAAATCATTTAGAATACCAACATTTTATGACGGGTCAACAGGATACTACACTTATGTATCTGATGATTATTTATTAGATTATAAAGTTTACATTGACGGAAATTGGGGAGATTATTATACGGCAGAAAGAACTTATAATGGAGGTGCAAGAGGAGACATTACACTTCACCCGAAACTTGTTGATGTTGAAGGATATATGAGATACATCGGAGAATACGACGGAACAAACGCATTCTCACGAAACAAATATCCTATGATGAAAGTATTGTTCGAATTAGACGAAACTAATCCAGACCAGTTTTCTAATTGGAGAAACCCAAGAGATATTAATTACCCATCAAGTTTAACAGACGAATCTTTAAATGATGATGTTATGGGAACTTATGATGAGAATGGAACATTTGCATTAGGGTATCAACATATGAGATACTATGAACAAAATGCAGGTACTACATCAGACCAGAAAATCCAAAACGACGGATTTAGAGGAGTTAGTTATTGGTATTGGACATACACAGATGATAAAGGATATTTTAATATTTCTTTACCACGAAACAACAGATATCGTGTATCGTTCTGGCCACCAGAAGCAGATGATTATGTTGGAGACCATACAACTTATACATTGGATAGAGGAGCAATCACCAACATTAACGATGCTATCGCATCATTTAATTTCCAATCCAATAAATTTGAAAATGAAGAAGATATTGATGTCACAACACCAAGTTCATATTTAATCGGTGATGTTGACGGAGATGATGTATTTCAATTAAACGATACATATTTCTTATGGGCATACACATCAGGAGTATTTGAAACATCATACACACACTACAACGGAGAAACATATCAACAATGGTCAAGTATTGATAATTTAAAATCAAACGGAACATCAGAAACTTTAAATTATTATCAAGAACACGATGGATTTACAAGAAACCAAAGAAGAGAGTTCAGTATATTTGTTGATGATGATTTAGACCAAGAAACCGCAACACTAACACAAGACGGAGGTGGTGTGATTTATTTAAATCCTTTAATGGACGATGTCCAAACAGGATTAGACACACTATCAATTAAGTTAGGAGCAGGTAGTTCTACATTTGGAGATGATGTAAATCCAGATTATTTATTCTCAACTACTGATGCTTCTAAACAAGTAGATATTATTGGAACATCAAACGATAGTGATATTGCATATTACTTTACAGGTGATATGAATTTAACTGGATTAAAGGTTGATGTAAACGGAACATCAACTACACCAACACTTGACGGAACAACATTTTATCGTTGGGGTAATGGAACAGCACCAGACGAATGGGCAAGAACATCATCACCAAGAACAATAGTTGAAAATCCAGATGTTCGTTTATCATTACCGGCAGACGGAAGTGTTAAAGTTCAAATGGGTAATCAAGTTGTAGTTCCTTTAACCATTACACCAATCGCAGACCAACTGACTGGTGAGGTTAACAAGATAGCAGGATATGAATTTGAGGTTAGATTTAAAGCAGACCAATTACAATTCTTGGACGCTCAAACAGGATTACTTCCAGGTCCTTGGATGACTTACTTAAATGAAAGTGAAGTAGATAGCGAGGGATATAAAACAATTTCATTTGGTTCATTAGAAAACTCACCAAACAACGCACCAATCGATTATTATATCACAGAAGAAATCGTTGGATTAGAATTAGTATTTCAATCATTAATTAGTGAAAACAATCCAGACGAGTGGATTACAGCAGACTTACAATTCGTAGGTAAATATGCAGCAGGTAATCCAAACGGAGATGACTTATTGATGGAAAGACAAAGTGGTAATATTCGTATTTGGAATAAGTATTGGGCATTCGGTGGTGGGCAACCACAAGAAGATGAATTAACTTACATTTATCCAAATCCATTTATACAATCTGAACACGACGATATAAACTTTCAATTCTTTATGGAATCAGCTGGAGATGTTAAGATTAGTATTTACAATATAAATGGACAGAAAATATCAACAATCTTTGAGGATTCAGTTCAAGAAGGTTTACATAACTTTAAGTTTGACGAATTACCAGAATCAACTGACCCAACTTTCCATAGTGGGTATAAGAATTTAGATTCAGGTATTTATGTATTCTTAATGGAAACTGAGAACAAAATCAAAACAAAGAAATTTACAATTTTAAAATAGGAGTAAATAATGAAAAAATTATTAACATTATTAATATTAACAGGAACATTATTCGCACAAGCAAATAATATCTTTACACTTA